AAATGAGTAGTAAATAATTAAGTCATGTTCCCCTTTCGTATTACAACTTGATAACAATCCCATGCCGGCACCGCCTTTTCGCTTGACTTTGAATTCATTGTGTGCTGCCTCTTGACAAAGTGGTAGTTGTGTGCTGTGTTGACAAGGAGGGGATAGTGTGGTAGCAGCCGTGTGCGGGTACAACAAAGCGCCCTAACCATATTCGGGGGGAAGCGGTTAGGGCGCTGTGTGTATTCGTTGCTATTCAGTTATGGTGGAGCATTTCAGGGTATCGGGTATCCGCGTGGCCTGAACAAGTAAGACGCTACCACATAAACGAGTAGTGTCTACTCTTCTACTATTTCCGCGCCATAGATACCGTCTGCGGGTTCCTCGGGCGTGTATTGCCAGAGACGGTCAACGATGTTGATTGGGTAGTATTCGCCGTTGGTTAGTTGGTAGCTGTCTTTGTTTATCCGGTAGACCTGGGCGGTTATGCGTCCGTTGGTGATGCTGTCGTGTGGCTTGAATCTAGCCACGGCGTTTGCGTCCTTTGTGGAAGATGGGTGTGATGTACGGGTTACGCCAGTACAGTTCTTTTCCGGTAGTGGCGACGATGGCGATTAGATATCGGCTGTGGGGTCCGTAGGTTCCGTTGCCCAGGGTGACGCCTTGCCATCTGACGCTGAATTCTGCTGTTGCGCCCTGGCATTTGACTTTGTATTTTTTCATGCGCCTTGTTGCCTGTCTGTTGCGTAGTGTTTGCGGTGACTGCACCAGTAGGCGTGTACGCCGTTTTCCTGTTCGCAGAGGCCGCAGATGATGGTGATGGGGAGGGCGAGTTGTTCAGTTGTCATGGAAGCAGCTTATTGTGCCAAGCAACGTGTTTACGCGTGTCCTCAATGATCGCGCCGCACTCCTGGCAAGTTCGAGCACCGTGCTTATTGATTTCATTCCAGCTTTTTACACCGGGGAACAACTCGTCAATCGCGAAGTCTTTTGTGCGCTGCCGTTCCGTGGGCTCTACGGTGTCCACGCGGTAGGTTGCGTCATCCCGCGTCTTGTTGAGCCGTTCGCACAGTTGTGTGGCTTCGGGGGCTGTGTAGAAGGTTTCGGCCCTGACCCATTCGTCGCCGTTGCTGTTGTCTTTGCCGATGACGATGTAAATCATGCGGGGTTCTCCATTCGGTATTCCATTGCGTCCTGGGCGTTCACCCAACTGGTCAAGTCGCGGTAATCCTGGGTTTGTCGGAACATTTGGGCCTTGATGCTGATGACCATCAGGAACCACTCTTGCCAGCTAAACCCCTTCAATTTCTGTCCCCCAACACCATTTCAAGAGCGGAGATACCGCCGCACCACGCCAGAACGCGGGCGGGGTTTGTCTCGGCAGCGTTCTTATCACGTAGCTGGGTTAAGAAGTCGCGGGCCTCCGCTTCTGACATCACTTGCTGTTCTCCTGGCGGTGTAGGTAGAGCGCGTACGTAAGGGCGCCAACAGCCGCCAACAAAAGGATAAGAGCGTTCATGCGCGGTGCCTGCCTTTGGGTGTGGTGTCTGCTTCCAGGTCTAGGCAGTTGTTGACCCAGTGAAGCCCCATGCCCGTAAGGACGAGTAGGGCAATGATGAAGCTGATGTATGCGTAGAGCTTGAAGTAGTCCAAGTGCCTGACCTTTCAATAACGTGATGAGTACCTGATTATTGTCTCCCATAATCCCGAGTTGCACAAGTTCGTTTAGGTGTGTAGTGTCGTTCCTGTTGCACCGGTCAAGGGCAACATCAACCAGACGAAAGGTTCCACACATCATGGCTTCCAAAGATCAGGCACCCGCTGACACCGTTTCCGCCGACGTCGCCGTTATCGAATCCGATTCCAGCGCTTCCAGCAACGTGAAGGCCGAAATCGCCGAATTCCGATCCGGCAACTCGGGCATCATGTCCACCTTCACCGGCGATGACTTCTTCGCCCTGGCCAAAGCACAGCTTGCGGCCACGTCCGACTCGACGCCGATCAACGAAATCATCGGTCAGACGATCCTGCTGGACAACTTTGTCATTCAGCCGGTGGAAATCCCGGACGAAAAGACCGGCGAGCTCCAGCAGTCGGCCCGCGTCACCCTGGTGGACTCCACCAACAAGAAGTCGTACCACGGCACCAGCATGGCGCTCGTCAACGCGCTGAAGCAGATCGTTGCCGCCCTGGGTGATCGCCTGCCCTCCGAATGGCCTGAACCGCTTCCGGTCAAGGTTGTTGAAGAGCGGTCCCGCGCCGGATACCGCTTCTTCAAGATTGTAGTGGTACTGTAACGATCACTGCGGTCTCATAACTGAAAGGGGGTGCCCCGACTTCGCTGGGAAGTCGGGGCATTTCTATGTCCCAATTGAATGATTTGCGCCGCCTCGCCGCGCAACGGCACAAATCTGTCACCCGTAAGATTTCCCGATTGAAATCAGGGTCAGGCGTTGAAGTCTCGGGAAGCCATTACGATCCGCGTCAGGATTTGTCCTTCATCCGTACCGCTTCCAAGGGCGAATTGAACAGGTACGTCAAGGATCTGAATCACTTCAATGACAGGCGGGTTCAATTCGTTCCTGACGCGAACATGAAGCCTATCCCGCGTGAGTCCTGGGAAAAGCACGTCAAGGCTGAAGCTAAAAAAGATGCGTTCGTGAAGAAGTTCTATGAGCCGTTCAAAGACATTTACATCGCGCCGTCAGGGCAAACCGTTGATCAGCGTATGGCGGCAGTGACGCCGTTACACGCGCATATGGGTCAGCGCACCACTGACAGCCCGTACAAGCAGACAGGCAGGGCGTCAACGTCCGTGTACGGCGAGGCGGGGCTAAAGCGCCTGACTGAACATGTTCGGAAACAGGCGACGTTGAAGCATGAGAAAGAAGCGCTTGCCAACCATAAGGCTGGCGTGTTGAAGATGCTCGACAAGGTCGGCAACATGGAAATGAAGGCCAAAGTTGAAAAGCTGACCCAAAAACAGTGGGCGGTGCTGTGGAAGTACACGCCCTTTGCGGCAAATATCAAAGTCCCATACTCACATTACAAAGACTCTCAGGCGGGCAACAAGAGTATTGCCAACAGCGAGTCAGTCCAAACAGATTTAGCGGTAGCGGGGGAATACGTTGACTGGGCAGGCGAAAAAGACGAAAAAGGCCGCTACAAAAATATACGTGGCAGACTTTGAAACAACGACTAGCCCGGAGGATTGCCGGGTTTGGGCGTGGGGCATGGTCGATATCGAGAAAACCCGTTCCGCGTGGCACGTTGAAATCGGTCAGGATATCGGAACCTTTATGGGGCGCCTACAGACTGAAGATTCCATTGTCTATTTCCATAACCTGAAGTTTGACGGCGCGTTCCTCCTGGATTACCTGCTGCGCAAGAAATACCACTTTGTTGAAGATGGCCGTTTGCGTAACGGCGAATTCGGGACCGTGATCAGCGCCATGAATCAGTGGTACTCCCTGACGATCAAATGGGACAACGGGCACACCACAGAATTCCGTGACAGTGCGAAGAAAATTCGTATGCGCGTCAAAGACATTGCCAGAACTTATGATCTGTATGAGAAAAAGGGCCGGATTGATTATCATGCTTACCGCCCGCCCGGACACACCATAACGCGTGAAGAACGCAGCTACATTATCAATGACGTGTTGATTGTTGCTAAGGCGTTGAAAAGCAAGCTTGATGCCGGGATGACGAAACTAACGTCAAGCGCCGATGCCCTGGCGGAATACAAAACCCTTGTAGGGAAGTCGTTCATTGACCACTTCCCCATTCTTTCACTGACGATGGACGGTGAAATTCGTGACGCGTATCGGGGCGGGTTCACGTACACGGCTAAACGCTTCAAGGGGAAGCAACTGGGGCCGGGTATGACGTTTGACGTTAACAGCCTTTACCCATCTGTCATGTACCATAAATTGCTGCCGTATGGCGAGCCTGTTTATCGTGAAGGTTTGCCGAAAAAATCTGAAGCGTATCCGCTCTTTATTGTCAGCGTGACGTTTACAGCCACGTTGAAACCCGGACACGTGCCATGCATTCAGATCAAGAATTCCCGCTTCCACAATGATGTGGATTATCAGGAAGTCATTGATGAACCCGTTACCCTGGCATGTTCGAATGTTGACCTTGAATTGTGGATGGATCATTACGATATGACGATCCTGTCGTTCAATGGCGGCTGGGCATTCAAAGGCATTCACGGCGTATTCAATGACTACATTGATAAATGGATGGAAGTAAAAGCCAACAGCGAGGGCGGACTACGCGCCATGGCAAAATCAATGCTCAACGATTTGTACGGGAAGTTCGCCACCAACCCGGACGTGACACCCAACATCCCCCGGATGGAGAATGACGTTGTCAAGTTCAGCATGGGATCCGAGACAATGCGGAACCCCGTGTATACAGCCATGGGTGTCTTTATCACGTCCTATGCGCGTGAGATTACGGTCAGGGCGGCGCAAGCCAACTACGACGTGTTCGCCTACGCCGACACCGACAGCCTCCATCTGCTGACCACCACGCAGCCTGACAATTTGGACGTGCACCCGCACCGGCTGGGCGCGTGGAAACATGAGTATGATTTTCAGTCGGCATTTTTTGCCCGCTCCAAGGCGTACGCGGAGCGTCACTACCCTGACCAGTGCCACAAGAAGGAACATGAGGAATGCTGGGAGGATGACCATAGTGAATGCCATGTGCACCGCCCTGGCGGGTGCTATGAAGTCCATATTTCGGGTATGCCGCTGCACGTGTCTGACAAGCTGACCTTTGATGACTTCACCAACGGCAGGTACTTCACGGGTAATCTGAAGCAAAAACGGGTACCTGGGGGAGTAGTCCTAGTCGATTCCGGTTTTACTTTGAAGTTCTAACAGGGTATGGTTTTTACACGGCCAACAACGGCCATCAACTGAGAAAAGGAAATAACATCATGGCTTCCAACAAGGCAACTGAGACCGCACCCGCCGCTACCAAGGGCCGTCAGCTTCAGGCGACCGTTCCGCTCGACGTCTACAACGCGTTTGACGAGCACCACTGGGCCGCGAAGAAGGAAGTTGTTGACCTGGTTCGTGAGGCACTTATCGAATTCGGCGTGCGCAACGGGTTCCTGACCGTCGATGAAGATGGAAAGGCCAGCGCCGCCGTCAAGGTGTGATCTAGGGAATTTACTTGTCTGGGTATATGGTTGGATTGTTGCCCTTGAACGGGACCGGCCATATCAAGGCCATTAACCCGGCATTCATTCAGTACCCCTAAATCCGAAACAGGAAAGGGCATCCGGCTTAGGCCGGGTGCCCTTTCCGCTTCCCGAAAGGAATTATTATCATGGCTGAGTTTGAAGAACTGCTTGCAACCCTGCGGAACCCTGGCGAGACCGCCCCGCCCGAGACCATCTACGATGATTTGGGCGCCGCGTACAATGACCGTGTGAGCGCCAGTGACGCGAAGATCACTGAATTGTCTGGGGCGCTGGAAACAACCAACAGCGAATTGTTGAAGGTACGCGCCCACAATTACGATTTGCTGACGGCGGTTCAGGTTGGCAATGGCCCCGATGTGCGCGGCGACCTTGACCGGGTAAATGAGCCCGAACAGGTTTTCCCGACGCTTGATGATATTATCACTTACGGCTAATGTAATTTCTGACCGTACAACGAATAAAGGAAAACCGCGTAATGGCTGTTACCAGCGTCCCGACTTATAAGCCGTCCACAAATGCAACGCTGCTGAACGCGCTGCGTACGGGCATGTCCCCCGACTACCAGTCGCGTATTCCCAACGTGACAAAGGCGAACATTCAGAAGTCCATTGAGACTCTGATGGAAGTTCCTGTTCTCCGCAACGAATTCATTGACGCCCTGGTCAACAAGATTGGGCTGACGATCTTCAAATCGAAGATTTGGAAGAACCCGCTTCAGGGTTTCAAGATTGACCCGCTGACGTGGGGCGCCGTGATCGAAGAAGTTCAGGTAGGTCTCCTGGAAGCCAAGGTCTATGACCCTGACCGTGAGTACATGGAAAAGGAAATCTTCGGGCGCGAACTGCCTCCGGTTTCCGTGGCCTACCACAAGATCAACCGCCAGAATTACTACAAGATCAGCATTCGTGAAGAAATGATCCGGCGGGCGTTCCTGTCTGACTTCGGTCTTTCCACGATGGTCACGAACCTGATGAACAGTCTGTACAACTCCGCGAACGTTGACGAGTTTGAGCTCACGTGTTCGCTGTTCGCGGAGTACGCCGACAAGGGCGGGTTCTTCAAGGTCAACGTCCCTGAAGTGTCTGCCACGTCATCCGGCGAGGCGGAAGCGAAGGCGCTGCTTCGGGCCGTCCGTGCGCAGGCGGGCAATCTTGCGTTCTACTCGACGCATTACAACGCGGCAGGCCTGCCGACCTTCGCCGATCAGGACGATCTTGTCCTGTTCGTGTCGCCTGAAGTGAAGGCGGCTATGGACGTTGAAGCGTTCGCGGGCGCGTTCAACATCCCGTACACCGATGTTCCTGCGCGGCTGATCACGATCCCCAAGGAGAAGTTCAGGATCACCGGTGTTCAGGCGATTCTTTCCACTAAGGATCTTTTCGTGCTGGCGGATACCCTGATGGAGAACCGCGAAATCCAGAATCCGGCGTCTTTGGATAAGAACTACTTCTTCCACATTCACCAGATTCTTTCCCTGTCGCTGTTCGTCCCGGCCATCATGTTTTGGACTGGCCCGAGTGACGTTATCGAGACTGTCGAGACGCCTGTCACCGGCATCAGCGCGATCACGGCGAAATACTCCCAGGATGGTTCCACCGTGACTGACCCTGCCGCCCTGAAGCGTGGCGAACTGTACATTATGGACGCCACCGCGACGACCGATCCGGCTGACGGTTTCAACAACGGCGTCAAGTGGTACGTGACCGGGCAGGCATCAACGGGCACGTACATTTCCCAGACCGGCAACCTTCAGATTGCCGGTACGGAAACCGCCGACGAAATCACGGTCAGGGCTGTTACGTCCTGGATCAACCCGGACGGCATCCTCGAAGAAGGCGAATCGGCCACGCGCACGTTCGCCCTGACCGGCGAGACCCTGGCCATTTGGCCGCGCACCGAAACCGTACCCGCCCCGTAAGTGGTGTATGGTGTGTCTGTGAGGGTTGCCTGACCTATTCACAGCCATGATGACAGAATGCCCCGCTACCCAAACGGTAGCGGGGCATTCTGCTACCTGAAAGGAAACATGTTCAAGCAGATCATTTCCCCAAACCCCAATATCGCGTGCCGTCCTGGCTGGTGCCTTGAATACGTGCGCAAAACATTCGGTCTGGGCATTGTCAATCCCACGGCAACCGCCGCATGGAATGCGAGCCCGACGAAACACCGTGACAGGAATTTCCCTGCCGCGTGGGTGCCTGTCTGGTTCAGTGTTGCCGGTGTTCCTGCGGGGCACGTTGCACTTCGGGCGCCTGACGGCAGTGTGTTCTCCACCACTAACCCGGCTTCCACGGTTCCGCGCAAGCATCCGAATCTTGACGACCTTATGGGCGTCTATGCGCGGGCGGGTTTGCCGTTGACGTACCTGGGATGGAGTGAAGATGTTCAGGGTACGCCTGTTGTTGTGTGGGCACCCGATCCCGCGCCGGTGAAACTCTTGACGGTGACGGCGGCTGTTGCCACTGTCAGGACGACCCCGCGCGTTGAGCCGGGAAATGTGGCGAGGGCGTATCCTGCGGGGATTTCGCGTGGGGCGAAGGTTGCCGCTGTCGGCTACGTGAAAGGCGTTGATCCTTTCCCGCGTGACGGTAAACTTGATGACGCGTGGATCAAGACTGTTTCCGGCTACTACATTTGGGCGAATGTCTTGGGTAATTCCCTGGCGGGATTGCCGCGACTCAACTAGATGGTATGCTCACAGCATGGCTAAATAACCCGGCACGGTTGTGCCGGGTTATTTTATTGAAAGGTAATGAAATGAATCAGATTACGGGTTCCCCGATTGAATCAACTTTCGGGTACGAACATAATTACGGGGCGTGGGCGCCTAACAGCCGTGTGACGTTGTGTAAGGTCAATTGGAACGCCAGTTACCGTGACGCTGTGTATTTCACTGGCGGTAAAACGGCGCTCAATACGTTCATTGATACTGCGGGCGGCGAGACTGTCAGAATTGATGACGCTATTTATCTTCGGATGGGTCAGCCTATTGACCTTGACATTCCTTTCAATGTCGCTAACACGTTCAATTACCTTCGGGTTTATAACCCGGCACAACCGATTACTTCCCCTGGCGGTAGTGACAAGGCAGGGTACTTTTACTACTTCATCACTGGTGTTGAAAGTGTTGCCCCGAACACAACACGCTTCAATGTTCAATTGGACGCTTTCCAGACGTTCATTTACAACTTCCAGTTTGGCCAGTGCTTTGTTGAACGCTCTCACTCGGGTATTGCCGCTGACAACGCGTTTGACGATCACGGCAGGGCATTCCTGAACATTCCTGAAGGCATTGATGTGGGCGGCGAATACACGATTGCGCATAACTGGTCACACAACATTGCCAGTGCACGCGGCGCCGAAAACTATGATGTGCTGATTATGACGACCACGAAAATAACCGGCGACCTGGGCGACGTTGACAACCCTGTTCTCAAAACCGCTACGGGTTCCATGATGGAGAACCTTCCCAGCGGCGCGAACATTTATCTTGTGGAGTCGGGTAATTTCCTGACCTTCATGCAGGCACTGTCGGATAGACCCTACATTTCCCAGGGCATCATTCACATTCAGGCAATACCGAATGACGCCGTTACCCGGTATTCCCTGCTGACGTCACCCGTTGAAGTTGAAGGGATGCCGACAGGCACAGTCAAGGAAATCATTATTGGGTCAGCGAAGAACCCGACAATGGTATTTGCCGACAACTGGCGTGATGAAGCGCTCTCCTACATTCCTGCCGAATACCGGCACTTGAAGAAACTCTTGACGTTTCCCTATATGGCGCTGGAATTCACTACCTACGCGGGGCAGCCGATTATTCTGAAGCCGGAATCCTGGGATAACGATGACGCCATGTTTGTCGAACTGCCACACCTTGTTCCTGGCAGCGCAAAGATTGTGTTTTACCCTGTCGGTTATAACCGGCGTGCCGGTGAATCGGGGGAGGAGGATGGGATGGGTGTCAAGAATGATGGCGGTGAATTCCTTGATATGGCCACGTCCATAGGCGACTTCCCATCGTTCTCGCTGGTCAATAATTCCTTTGCGTCCTACATGGCGTCGAACAGGAACGGGATAGCGTTTGCGCACCAGTCCGCCGACTGGTCACAGCAGCGGGCGTTGACCGGGAGTCAGTTGTCGTTTGATCAGGCTCAGGCTGGGATGGATCTGACGAACAAGCTGAATGATTTGGGCGTGCAAACGGCGACGTCGAACACCAACCTTGCAAACCAGACGGCCAGTTACAGCAACCTTCAGGGCGGGGTAAATTCCCTGGTCAGCGGCGGTATGAGCGGCACGCCGAATGGCGCCATCAATGGGGCTCGTGGGTTCCTGAATTCGGGTATCACGCAGGCGATTACGCAGAATCAGAATAATCAGGCGCTCAACATTTCCACGCACCAGATGAACGCGGCCACGAATGCCAGCGTGGGTAACTCGTCATACATGGCGGACACCAATCTCGCGTATGCGAAGTACGCGGCGCGGGGCGACAACCAAAACGCCATAGCCGGGATCACGGCGAAAGTCCAGGATGCGAAACTGCTTCAGCCGACCACGTCAGGGCAGGTAGGCGGCAACACGTTCAACCTTGCCAAATATCAGTGGGGTGTTGATCTGAAGCTAAAGATGATGCAAGGCGCCGCCATGCGTCAGGTGGCCGGTGTGTGGATGCGGTACGGCTACCAAATGAATATGTGGACGGAATTGCCGTCTGATTTTCATTGCATGACTCACTTCACCTATTGGAAGCTGCGGGAAACGTATGTAACCGCCGCCGATTGCCCGGAAGCGTTCAAGGAAACCATTAGGGGAATCTTTGAAAAGGGTGTTACGGTTTGGAGAAACCCGGCCGATATTGGCCGTATTCCCATGACTGACAACTTGCCCGTAGGAGGGTTCACCATATGAGCGGCAGCAAAAAAGAATTGAGTTTTACTCAGTTCGACGCGGCTAGTTGGGGTTTCAATAATGATCCCACGTTGAATGATCAGATGTTGACTGAACAAATGTATTATCAGACGTTGTCTGAATTGTGTGTCAACCGTTTCAAGTGGGAAGGGTTGCCGCCTGAAATTGACCGCCGGTTCATTGAACTGACCCTTCATCATAACGGTCTTGTTGTTTTCTTCCAGGACAACGACAAGTACAAGGGCAGGTACTTTGCGTTGAAGGCGTCCGTTCAAGGCCGTATTAACATGTATGACAACCCTACGCGGTTCCATGTTTACGGCAATCAAATGATTGAGCGGGACTTGAACGCCAGAGAATGCGTGCCTATTTGGGCGAATTCCATGCGTATGCCGCAAAAGCAGGCAATATTCCTTTATGCCCGTAAGCTTGCGAAGATTGACCGGACCATCGATATCATGGTGGAAAATCTTCGGTACACAAGGCTTGTCACCGGCAACGCAAATCAGCGGAATTCCCTGGTCAACATCATGAAGCAGGTTGATGAAGGGAAGCCGATTGTTTACACAACTCCTGGTTTTGATCCTTCATCCGTTCAGGTAATGGATTTGGGCGTTCATCCCGAGGCACTGCCCCGCCTGATGGATGCCCGTAATTCCATGTGGAATCAGGCAATGGGTTTCCTGGGAATCAATAACGCGAATCAGGATAAGGCCGAAAGGCTTGTAGCGTCTGAAGTTCAGGCGAATGACGAGCAGGTTCTAGCCGTCCGTGCAACAGCATTGAATGCGCGGCAATACGCGGCTGAACAAATCACCCGTATGTTTGGTGTTGAAGTGACTGTTTCCTACGATCAGACAGGCGCGTTGCCGACAATGCCTGATGGTGAAGGCCAATTTGATGGGGAGGATGAAACTAATGCCAGCGTTCACACTGACAGTTCAGCAAGTAATTGATCTGAACAAAGACCTGACGCCGTATGCGGCGCTGGGTCTTGACACGTACCCGTTGTTTGATGAAGCCTACCGGGCAGAATTGAATGACAAAATCATTGCCCACTACAACGAACAGGAAATCGGCCACGAAACCGATTCAATGTTTCGTTACGCAATGCGCCGTAAAATGAATGAAGTCATGCCCTTGTTCAACCAGCATTACCGGGCATCGCAAATTTCCATTGACCCGCTGCGGACCGTCGACATTCACAACATCGGGGAAAACAAGGAAACCAGCGAAGGGACCGACACCAGCACCACCGAAAGCACCACCACGGCGGGCGGGCGCGTTGTCGCCTCGAATACCCCGCAAGTGCGCCTGTCGGGTAACGGGGATTATGCGACGTCGGCCCAGGATAGCAACAGCACCACTGACGCTGGCGGGACGGCGTCGGCAACCAACAACCGTGACAACACGGCCACGAACAACAACGTTACTACGGGCTATCAGGGGAACCCGGCTGAATTGATTTGGTCTTTGCGGCAGAGTTTTGTCAACGTTGACATGATGGTCATTGAAAGTCTGACAGAATTGTTTAGTCTTATTTGGGACACTGGCGAAGAATTTACGAGAGGATACAACTATAATGTCTACCCCGGTTTTTACCCCTTTTACGGGTAATATTGGTCCGTTGACTCGGGTCACACCGTTCACCCATCGGGACAATGCGACCTACCTGTCAATTCTGCGGGAACTGGTTGAATTTATCAACGGTTCGTTGCGGGATGAGATGAACGGGGAACTTGAACGGATTCTTACCGAATTCCAGAATGTTCTCCTTCACAGTCAGACCGAATTCGGTGAGACGGCTGGCGAATGGCTGGCGAAATTCGATCAGTTCATGCTCGACGTGACGGCGGAAATTGCTGTTCTCAATGATGGCGCGGTTGCCCTGCTCGTCAGTGACGCCCTGTCGGCAGCACGCGGGGCGCTGAATCAGCACTACGTCAAGCATGATGAACTGATGGTCAATGTCGCCGACTACGGGGCTCACCCGAACAGTGGCGATGTCACCGCCCAGGTTCAGGCGGCAGCAAACGCGGCGGCGGGCAAAACCCTGTTCTACGGGGAAGCGGGCGATTACCGCCAGGATGGTCACGTGGTGCTGGCGGACGACACTACCGTGACGATGGCGCCGCATTCGTGGATTCGGAAAACCGTGGGATCTGACACGTATGTTGTCTTTGTTGCCCTGGCAGGTCTGACCATCGGTTATAGCGGAGCGAAAAACATTCGGCTGATGTTCACCAACATGCGCGGCGACCTGGGTAACGGGGTTTCGTGTAACCCGTTGTCGGCGCACCGTGCCAGCGGGATCACTGTTGTCGGTAACCGCTTTTGGGAAACGTCGCAGAATGGTCACGTGCTTGACCTTCAGGGTTGTGAAAATGTTCTTGTGGAAAACAACGACATTCGCGGTATCAAAAAAGTTGCCGGGCGCGGGTACGTTGAAGCGATACAGCTTGATTCGTCTGTCTCCACGGGCACGGGTTTCGCTGAGGAACTGGTTGATGGCGAATTTTTCGACGGTACCCCGACGCGGAACGTCATTGTGCGGAACAACTACTTCGGGCCGATCACGGTGGACGGTGTCAAGTACCCGGCACAGTCGCCTATCGGCTCACACAGCTATGTTGACGGGCGCCCGTATACCAACATCACGGTAACGGGCAACGTCATTCAGGACGTGGTTCAGAATGATGGCGGCTATCCCGGCATCATTCACTTTGTTGCCGCCCAGGATGTCCGCATTGCCGACAACAAAGTGTACGGCGACAGCACGGCAACGAATACTTTTGTCCGGTTCTTCAGGGGCGGTAACGCTATCCCGATTGATCAGGTCAATAACCCGAGTGCCGTCACTGCCCCGCCGACAATCAAGATCAACCCGAAAAACGTCACCATTGACAACAATGAAATCAGCAATCTTGACGCGGGCGCCAACTCCAACCTGATTTGGGTTTATGGTGAAGCGGAATGGCTTGTCAGCAACCTGGTTGTCAGCAATAACCGCTTCATCAACTGCCAGACAGTCACGGCAGGCGGCTACCTGATCCAAACCACGTACACCACCGGAGCGCGGATCGACAACAACAGGGGCAGCGAATGCGGAACCGGGTTCCTTTACCTGGGAACCAGCGAATACCCGAGCGTCACCGGCAACCAGTCAAACGGCGGCGCGGGCACCCCGATCAATATTGCCGCGACGTTGTCACCGTCAGTGCTGAACAACCGGATGCGGAATCAGGCATTGTTCAGCGTGATTACCGGATGCACCAACGTCAAGGTGAAAGACAACGAATTCGGGATTACCGCAAACACGGCGGCGCTCAAAATCATCGGCCCGCCCGCCGCGCCCGGATACATTCACGTCACCGGCAACACCCTGGCATCCGCCTATGCCAGCGTGGCGAACGCTGACAGTGCCATCGGAATCAGCACCGGCTACACAAAGGGGCTCGTCATGGGAAACCTTGCCAGCAACTACGCCGTCGCCGCCGACACCAGCGCAGGCGTCACCTACGCCAGCAACGTCGCCGTCTAAGTTCCCAAACAATTATGGTCCCGTGTATTACACGGGACCATAATTGTGTGATACATTAGAGATGTAGGGTCAAGAAAACGAAAAAAGGAGCACACAATGTCCCGCACAGTCTCAGCCGCAGAAACCAAGGCCGTGGAAACCAGCCACCATGCGCGTTGCATTGCGCAGGCTGAAATGAATGCATGGGACAACGGATGCAATAGCGACGAGGAAGCACACACCGCGGCCGTCGCCAACCTGATCGACGGAATGGCTACCTGCTACTGTGAGGATTACAGCTAATATGTTTGCCATCATGGGACACACCGCCAACGGACCCGAACCCGAATCCCACTGCCAAACCATCCAAGCAGCCAACAACCGCCTGAAGATGCTCAAAAAATATCACCCGCAAATCACCTTTTGGATTCAGCCGGTAGAAGATTTGGCCGAAACCCTCGTCATGGAAGGGATCAGCTAATGTACTACATCCTCGTGAATCGAAAGAACAACCGAATCGTTGCCACGGCAGACACCGAAAAGGAAATCTGTGAACGGCTAGACATAGAAGTCAAGTACCTGGAGTCACAAGACAAACAAAACCCGGGATTCATGATTGAAACCCGAAACTAGCCCGAATACCCCGTGCCGCAAGGTACGGGGTATTCTTGCGTCATGGCTCTTGAATATAACAACATCAAATACGTTGAAGTTGTCGGCGACTCAGCACTGTTGCATTACACCGATGGTAAGAAGGTTTTCGCGCACCCTGACGGTAAGGGCAGGTTCCTGCCACGTATCGCCGATGCCGGTGCCCCGCCGGAAACCTATGATCCCTGGGTTCCTCCGGCTGAACCGACTGACCCGCCTCCGGCCGGTTCCTGGGTGGTGCCCCTGGCCGGTGCTGTGATGACCAGCGGGTTTGGAATGCGTGCGGGCGGTTTCCATTACGGGGCGGATTTTTCGACGACCACAGCGCCGACAGGCGGTATTGTGAGGGCCGTCACAGCCATGGTCATCACGATGGCCGTTGACGCCTATGAAGGCGGAAACGCAACAGGCGGAACCTTTGTCAAAGGTCACACACTCGACGGCGCGTACACGTTTGCCTACTACCACGGCGCTGACGAGTCACTCAGCGTTGCCGTGGGGGATACCGTGGCTGTCGGGACAAAGCTGTTTATTGAAGGGCAGACAGGCAACGTCACCGGCACTCACTGCCACTTTGAAGTCTCGCTAGGGAATCACCCGAACCCCTGGCCGCCGCCCTATAACTACGGTGTCCAGTTCATTGACCCGCTGCCGTTGCTCCGGGCTCATGGGGTGAACGTATGAGTGCCCTGGCGGAACAGGTGACGGCTAAGGGCGCCGACCTGCCGTATTACAATTTTGATCGCGTCTATTCCTATCAGGCGAAATTCAACTTCATTTGTGGTGCACGTGGTTTGGGTAAAACCTATGGCGCCAAAGACAAGGTAATAAAGAAGTTCCTGCGTCTGGGCGAACAGTTCATTTACCTTCGGCGGTTCAAGACTGAAATGAGGGCGGCTAAAGCATTCTTTGACGACATTGCCCACACGTTTGACGGCATGATGTTCAGGATGAACGGTGATCAATTTGAAGTCTGCCGCGAACCGCAAAAAGACCGGAAAAAGAATGATTGGGAAGTAATGGGTTACGCCATTGCGCTCTCGACGGCTCAGAATCAAAAGGGCCGTGCCTTTCCCCGAGTACGCACCATCATTTTTGACGAATTCATTATTGAAAAGGGTTTGGTTCATTACCTGCCTGATGAAGCAACGGTTATGACTAACTTCTACTCCACCGTTGACCGCAACAGAAACAACACACGTGTATTGTTTCTTGCCAACTCCATTAGCATTGAGAACCCTTACTTCATCAAGTACCGCATTCGTCCTAACGCTGTGGGGGAATTGATCGTTTCCCATAAGTCGCCGACAACGGGGCGTCCCTTCATCGTTGCGCATTTTGTTGATTCAAAAGAATTCAACGCAGCCGTCTATAAAACAGAATTCGGTGAATTTATTGAAGGCACCGAATATGCGGATTACGCCCTAGGCAATGAATTTGCTGACAATCACGAATTGATGATTGGTAGAAAGCCGTCTGATTCCGAATACGCGTACACGCTTGAAACCAGAGACGGTACTTTCAGCGTATGGTATTACCGCAAAGAAGGCTTGTTCTACCTTCAGGAAAAACTACCCGGCCAGCAATTGAAATACACGCTGTTGCCCAACAAGGTTGACACTGACAATAGACTTTTGGTGAAGAATGATGAAATACTCAGAATGCTTCGGTCATCCTTCAAAAATGGTCTAATGCGGTTTGACGAATCGCACACCCGTAACGCTATGCTCAACGTATTCATCTAACTAAATAGGAACGGTCTCAGAATGGAAACAGCAAACCCGCGTCAAATCGGGCCAGTAACAACCGCCGCCAGCGGGGGAGTCGCGGCGGCCGGTGTCGTCTCCTGGCTTGTCGAAACCTTCGCACATATCCCTGTGCCGACAGACGTCCAGACGTATCTCGGCATTCTGTTTGTCATCGGCGCCGGGTTTGCCGTGCGCCCGCGTGGCAAGGCAGCGCACGTATGAGCGCCGCCGACGCCATAGAAATACAGACCATCAATCCCAGCCTTGTCGCCATTGTAGGGCTGTTGCTGACAGGGCTGATCTTCCCTGTCATGCTGTACTTCTTCAAGAAAAATGAGCGACTTCATGAAGAAACGAAACAAAAAGTAAGTGACCACAGTTCGACGCTTGTACTTCACGAGTACCGTATCTTCAGCCTTGAAGAATGGCGCAAATACGAGCAGCAAGGCAAAACCCTTGCCAGCGCCGGTACCGCGCCTACACCCAACGTCACCGTAAACAATTAGGACACCATGACAATCGTTGATTACCTGACCGAAGGCGGCAACGTACACGTTGAAATCCCGCCCGAAAAAGAACTAATCCCCGGACCGCCAGGGCAAAAAGGCGACAAAGGCGACAAAGGCGACAAAGGCGACAAAGGCGACAAAGGCGAACGCGGGCCCATCGGCCTGACCGGCACCAAAGGCAACAAAGGCGACAAAGGCGACACCGGAGACACCGGAGCAACCGGCGCAACGGGCGCCCAGGGCGAGAAAGGCAATACCGGCGACCCTGGCACCAACGGCACCAACGGCACCAACGCCCCGCGTCTCGTCATTGACCTGAAGGCCGACTACGGCGCAACAGGCGTGGAAACCCAGGACATAAGCGCCCTGATGGTGGCAGCCTGCGCGGCGCTGAAGGCGGCTGGCGGCGGAAAGCTTGTGTTCCGAGACGGCAATTTCTGGTGGCCATCCCCACACAGCGCTGAAATCCCTTCCAACACGGTATTTGAAGGAATCAATGCGACCCTTGTGAAAAGGCTCAGCAGCGATTCAACCGCGTTCTTTTGCATCAAATCCAACGGCAGTGTTGGATACGGGTCCGGTGCCCGTAATGTCCGCTTCACCGGTTTGCGGGTCAAGGGAGATTTCACTACCGGGCGCACAGCCGGATTGCTGGGCGCTAACCACGGCTCAAACATCACCGTAGAAAACTGTGTCTTTGACGAGTGTTTGGGGCGCGGACACATTTTCGATTTGGGCGGCTGTGAAAACGTCACGATTCGGAACAACGTCTTTCGCGGTGCGAACTATCCGCTTGACAGTGACAAGTACAACGAATGTATTCAGGCGGACAATTCCACTTATGATGGTTCATCGGCGCCCGAAACTGTTGCGGGTTCCTATGATGGTTTGCCGTCGCGTAACTTCATTGTGCAGGGGAACAAGTTTCTCCCCATTACTGTCGGGGGAGTGGACTATCCCGCGCCGACCCCGTTCGGTAGTCACTTCAGCGTTGCCGACCAGTACCATACGAACCTGGCGTTTCTCGATAACGTGGTGGATACACCGGCTGATGACCGGTCATCGACGCTGCGGGGCATTGTGCACTTCAGGGGCGCTAAAGGAATCAGGGTCAAGGGCAACAGGTTCATCAACCGTGGCAACGTCGCCTGCCATGCCGTCAAAACCTACGTCATTACCGACTCGTTTACCACGGCTGACGCTGGCACACAAAACGCCGTATCCTCGCCCCTGGCGACCCCGATGGTGTGTTCAGACATTGAAGTGTCAGACAACACGTTCATAGGATTTGGCAACACCAGCATTGCCACAATCCCCATTGTGAACATTGCCGGTAACTCCGCAACAGGAACCAACGTTGTCGGCGTCAAGGTCAACAACAACCGTTTTGAAGCCTGCTACGGGGCAGACTACACCGCCAACGTAGGATCAAACCTGATCGAAATTGCCGACGCCGAAGACGTTGAAGTTGAGCGTAACCATATGGACGGCGGTAGGCGGTTGCTGTACTTCCAGGACGTTGACCGAATCGGTATCCGGTGCAACAAGATCAGTAAGTCATCCTCCGGAGTTGCCATCAACGGGCTACGCGGGACCGTTGTAGACGTTGCCGGAAACAAGTTCAACGACTACGCAGGCGGGTTCCTGATCAGTGCTGGGCTGGGCGTCATCGTCAGTAACAATCAATTCAGGGGCGAGCGCTCAACATCGTTCAGCAGCATCAATATCGGCGGAACAAGTCAGCGCTTCATTGTCACCGGCAATGACGTGCAAACCACTACCACCGGAAGCAAATGCGTGCTTATTCAGCAAACATCAACGCAAGGCATTGTACGCTCCAACATCCTGACCGGAGCAACAACGCCCATCAGCATCGACGGTACATCAACCGCCGTCAATGATGGCAACATCACGGCATGATAGGATACGGGCATGGCAAAAATTACATGCAAGCAGCTAGTAGAAATTCTAGTCAAATTCCCTGGTGAAGCTGAAATTGATATTGATGCTGACGGCTACGAATGCGACGGTGTCAGCATGACTGTTGACGGTAAAGTTGTTTTGCTTCACGAATTTGGGTTGAACGAATTGCACTTTGTAGAGTAGCACTACTACACACCATAAGGCCCCTGTCATTGACAGGGGCCTTATGTGTATGCACACTATCCCCGCGTTGTCAACACAGCACACATCTACCACTTTGTCAAGAGGCAGCACACAATGAATTCAAAGTCAAGCGAAAAGGCGGTGCCGGCATGGGATTGTTATCAAGTTGTAATACGAAAGGGGAACATGACTTAATTATTTACTACTCATTT